TGATTGGGAATAGGCAAAATTAGCTCCTAAATAGCAAAAGGCGACAGTGTAAATTGTCGCCTTTTTTACGTCTAAAACCGATAAATAACGCTCTATTACAGTGGCTGCCGCCATTTTGTCGCCACTAATTCTCTAAAGGATTGAGGTGAACAGCTTGTATTAAATGCTCTGGAGCAAAATGAGAATACGCCATTGTCTGCTCAATTTTTGTGTGGCCGAGAATACGCTGCAGCACTAAAATATCTCCTTTATTCATCATAAAATGCGAAGCAAAAGTATGCCGTAGAACATGGGTCGCTTGCCCATTCGGAACGTGCTCAGGTAAGGCTCTTTTTATGTAACGCCAAGCATCTTTGTAACTGGTGTTAAATATGTCATGGTCACTCACCGCTATATCTAAAATCTCTTGATATAAAGATGGTGAGATAGGCACACTGCGATTCCTTTTCCCTTTTGTGTCGGTATAAGTCAACTTGAGCTCGGTTATTTGTGTGCGAGTTAAAGTGAGTGCCTCACTGATTCGTGCACCGGTGGCTAAGCAAATTTTTGCGATGACAATAATTTGTGGGATTGATGCCTTGATAACTCGATTGCAGTTCTGCAGATTGTCAAAAAACTCTTCGATTTGTGGCTTGGTTAGATAGGCAAGATGCTTTTCACTGGTTTTGATAGGTTCGATCGCTTCAAGTGGGTTGGGGTATTTCCATTGATTGTACTTAATCAACTTCTTGAACATGCCCTTTAGATAAATCAGCTCAAGGTTGTGTGTGGTTGGGGATATCTCGATGGATTTATTCTTACCCCGATAGGGGATTCGAGCTGCCCGATACGCTAGGTAGTCTCGCTCTTTAAACTGGCAGGCAATTGGGTTACCCAACTCTTCAATTGTTTTAGATATGAGGTCTCTGGCTTGCTTGCCTGACTTTAAAGTATGGCCATGGATGGTCCACCAAGTTTCCAAAAGCTCACTCATTCTTCGGTTATCCGGTTTAATACCCATCCAGGGCTTATCGTCAATTTCCTTCATCGTGTGAAGCTCAAAGGCTTTGGCTTCACCTTTGGTGGTAAACCTTTTGCGCACACGCTTACCGGTGCGGCCGTATGGGTAACATTCGCAAAGCCAGGGTTTCTTAGAACCGTCTTTTAAGTTTCTGATAGACATAGGATACTTGAATTAATACTGTACATAAAAACAGTGTAATTCGTGGTGAGACGTGGTGCAATGTTTTGTTTCGCTTGGGGTAAACAGGTAGGAAATCATTAAATTAAGGTATTTTGTACTGTTTGTGGCGTTCTTGATGCGTGTCAATTAAACGGAGTGTTGTTCTGTATATTATCTGAATAATTTAACTGTTGGAAAATATATGAAAATCAGAAATGTAAAAATTGAAAACTTCCGTGGTATTACTAAGGCAGAGATTGATTTAAATAATTTTACTACTCTTGTTGGACCAAATAATATTGGGAAATCTACAATCTTATCAGCTTTGAATCTAGTTTTAGATAACAAAAAACCCAAAGTGGAGGATTGGCCAGGTCAACAGCAAACTGACGAGATTATGTCTATTACTTGCACATTTGGTGAACTTGAAGAATGGGAACGTAATAAACCAGCTATCTCTCAACTTTTAAATGGGGATGAACTAATTTTAAAAATGGAGGCGTCTTGGGCTGAGAATACTGATTCGCCAACTTGTAGGTATTTAGTTCATCACGCCCCTACTACTACTCCTTTCACTGGTAAAACAATTACACAAGCACGCGCGGATGAAGAGCTCAGAGATATCCTGATTGAATGTGGTATAACATCAGCAGCTTTGTACAAAGAGAAGAAAAGTGAATTAGAGCACTATATGATCGCTAAATATCCTAATATGATTACTTGTGAATTGGATTGGCATGAAAAAACGTTCGCAAACTCTCTTCAACAAGCAATACCTCATGTAATGTACGTGCCTGCAAGCTTCAAGATCGAAGATGAACTGAAAACTAATGGAACTTCTCCATTTGCATATTTATTTAAAAACAAACTTTTCCCAAAAGTTAAATCTGATGAATCATATTCTTTGTACATTGAGAAGGCACAAAAACTACAGGAAAAGCTTAAAGGTCAGGCTGAAGATGGCAGTGAGATTGATGGTTTGTCTGGAGCTCTTGAAGCTGTTTCTCAAACATTAAATGATATCTTGGACTTTGATACAAAAGTGAAATTAGCTGTTGGAGATATTGATATAGAGCCTCTGTTCATGAAAGCAGCGACATTTCTGATCGATGAAGAATTAGAAACTAGCCTGCAATATCAAGGTAGCGGTGTGCAAAGGGCATTAGCGTTTGCAATGCTAGAAAGTAATGCAGCCACTGAAGCCCAAGTCGACGGAGCTCAAAGAACAACGATTGTTTTGTATGAAGAACCTGAACTTTATATCCATCCTCATCTTATGCGCAGATTGAGAGATACACTTCAAACAAGATCATGTAATCCGCTTTGGCAAATAATTTGCTCAACTCATTCGCCATTTTTAATTGATTTAGCAAACAGGCCCGACTCGGTTAAATTAATCAAACGAGCAAACAATAACGAGAGAGTCATTTCGCAGCTACCGAAAGAGTTATTCGAACAAAGTAGAGAATATGATGAAAAAGTAATGCTAAGAGCTGTTTTAGACTTTCATCCATCAGTTTGTGAAAGTTTGTTCGCCAAACGAGTTGTAGTGGTTGAAGGTGATACCGAAGTAGCTGTATTTACTATGATTGATGAGTTAGTAAGAAAATTAGGTATTGAAGGTTCTAAGCACAAAGATACGACGGTTGTTTCAGCAGGTGGAAAATGGACGATTACAGCGATAGTTAAAGTTCTCAAAGGACTTGGTATAGATTATAAAGTAATTCATGACACTGATCGAAAGGGTAAAACAGATGGCGAGCTTGCTCAATTAGGCAATCTACACCCTTTTAAGGCAAATGCTAAGATTAGAGAAGTAGCTTCAGCAGAAAACGTGTTTTTAGTAGAAGATACATTTGAGCACGTGCTATGGGATCCCCAGGTCGAAAGCATCAAATCGAGTAGTAAGCCTTTTCATTCTTGGAAGAAAATAAGGGAATTTTTAGATGATGAAAAAGATTTGTCTGACAGTAGTAAATCAACTTTAAGAGAGATTATTGAGTTTGCCTTCTGTGATTAATATTCACAAGCCAAAAAGTAAAATTCTTGCTCCAAGCTAATTAAAGAGAGTAAAGGCTAATTTATACTAGCTGTTAGCCTTTACTGGTTTATTATTCCACAAGGACAATTTTTTTGACAGGGGTATCATCCTCAGAATCTGTTGGTTTCTGCCAGTAGTAGCCAGATTGTAAAAGTGTTACAAATTCAACTTGAGTTAATAAAAGGGTATCTACCAGCTCAACCTTTTCCTTTGTTTCATCTGGTCGATAAACTCCTACAGTAAGAACACCTGAATCATATATGTAACTTGCTACTTCAATAGGTGCATCTAAGACATCTTTAGATTGTGCATGAGTTTTCGTTTTAAAGTAATTACCTTGAAATGTACCTTCAAGGCGCTGGTTCTCAACAAAGCCAGCAGGCGTTGCAAATTTAACTTGCAGCATGATCGCATTGTCTGCATTTAGAAATGCTCCCCAGTCTTTATTGGGATTTGGCCAAGAGAGTGTATCTCCACGCTTGAATGAGTATGCATGACCTTGTGTCCATGTTTGATAAGTCTTTGAATGTACGGTTACTGGTGTCAGTTTAATATCCAGTGCGTCTCGAAAGGCCTGATGTACATAAAATTTCCAGCCAACTGCTTGCTCATCGTGGAAAGTGGCTATTAGGTTCTCTCGCCTTGGAAACTCTTTGAGGCCTTTGAGGTTCGTATTAATGTGTTTTACAAGATCCTCGAATTCGTCGACTCTGGCTCTTTCCTTGGCTTCAGTGACCGTGATATCACCAGGTAGCGCTTCAGGAAGTTCGCCAGTATCAAGCAGGTTTTCGAACTGTGATTTCGTTAAAGCTGTGACTCCTTGCATTGTTGCCTGGTTAACTTTTGCTGGACCTGCATTTGGACCAAAACACAAAATGTCCAAGTTAACTGTCACACTCTTACGAACCAACATGCTTTTGGATTCTGCAAGGCGAGTTAATGATTCTCTGGTGTCCTTGTCAAAGCCAGTGAAACAAACATCAAATGTTTTTTCTGAGGAATTTGGCGCACGTTTTGGTAAGTTAATTATGATATCGCTGGCAAAATCAGCTTTAGATTCTAGGTGAAAATCAGCATCATCAGCGCTATCGAATACACCTAAAACCCTCTCAGTTTTGAGAGTGATTGGGTGTTTGTGTTTGTATGACCAGCCTTGGATATAACTACTTTTTTCCGTCTCAGTATGCTTGGCATTGGCAAGTTCTTGCACACTCGTATTACCCTTAGCATCCTTGTAGATACATATAAACTGCCCATCAGCTTCTTCTATAGCGCTCTTAATTGATTCCATTAGATCTTTCTCCTAGCTACTGTTTGTGAGTGGATATTAACCGTATAGTCTAGGTTTTGAACTAAAAATGTGCGCTTTTGTGCATATTCGTGATCTACCGTTAGGTATTGCTTTGATGGGGTTATATGTTACTTAAGAGTGGGCTGCGTCGAAAAATAAATTAAGAGTTAAGCTACAAAATGTGTAATTAATAGAACGAGTACTTGTGAAAATTTTAGAATCCTCGTCCTTAGGTTATTAAATATAAGGCATTATTATATATGTCAATAATAGGAGGGATATTGTTGTAATATACAGCCCAAACCACCACCAAATTTTATGACAAGCAGTATAAATAGAGAAGATTGAGCATAGAATTAAAATTGAAATGAAAGTTACTGGTATTAACAAAAGTGTATATTCTTCTCTAATTAATAATAGTAACGGCCAGTATGGTATAGAGAATAATATATTTTTAACTACGGTTTTCATAGCTGGATTACCATTTTGGCTAGCTGTTATGATTTGAGTATGTAATTAATTTATCATTGAAAACAGTTGCTTGTCACCATAAATCAAATTTTTGCGATAGTTTTAGTACTAACAGAAAGCGAAGGTTATCGAAATAAAAAAGCTGCCCGAAAGCAGCTTTTTAGTGCAAGCGAAGTAAAATAAGGCTATCTTCGAAAGTCAGGGAGATCATAACTTGGTCAGATCTTAATACTAGCCACTATCTACCTAGCTGCGAGGGGCCTCAAACAGATAGGTGCAACAACTATTTCTTTTCCATGGCCAGTGCAACTCTACCAACCACTATCACCTCATTTTCATCAACGGTTAATGTTGAACCATTAAAGCTAATCGCCAGTTTTTTACCTGGTAAGCGTTGGATCTCGTTTAGAGAGAGTAGGCCATCCATATCGACTAGGTATGTGCCGCTTACTGCCTGACGAGATTCTTTGTTTACAATGAATGTGTTCTGGCCGTCTTTGATTGCCATGACGTTTACAGCACCCAACTCATTGAGAACTGCTTTATCAAATGAAATCGTGCTTCTGTTCTTAAGTTTCCCATCTTCTATTGAAAAACAATCTATATCGAAAATGGAAATTTCTTTTTCGAACTTAGTCGTGTGCTTATTCACATTTGAGTTAATGAAAGGCTCACCTTCATCAAGTAACAGCCAATTTAAAGACACTCCAAGTTTCAAATGCGCTCTAACAGCAATCTCATGTGGCGTTAGATCACGTTGTCGCCAAGTTGCTAGGGTAGATTTGGGCACACCAAATATCGCCGCAAGCTCCTGTTGTTGCTCGGTATCTGTAACTTTCATGAGTTTTTTTAGAAAGTCTTTACCGCTAATGTAGTTCGGAACTTCGATTTTTAGTTGATTAGTTTGCATTATCGATCCATAATCGCATTGTCGATTCGGGTGAGCGGCAACTCATAAGCCCGATGTAATACATTCAATTACCTAAAGGATATCACTATGCTCTCTTATCAAGTAGTTTTAAATACACCTTTCATGACTTATGACCAGTATTCTCAGTTTTCAGGCATGCCTAAGCGTACCATCATGGACTGGGTATCAGACGGCCGTTTACCTATTAAAACCAAAGCAAAAGGCAAAGAAACACCACTGATCAACATGGTGGCTTTGCTTGAGATCGCGACTCGTGAAGCCATGCAAAACTTAGGTTGATAACCATGCGCTTATCTTCCCTGGTCCCAACCAAAGAGTATTGCCCATTGTGGTTAAACATCCTTGGTTGGAGTTTTGTTTTACTCCCGTTTTTCTTCTATTGAGTATTCGCTATGAACCCAAATGACTCAATGTGCGAATTCCGTGGCTCTAAACAAAAAGCATTTAACGAAGCGTGTTGCGCATTTGCGAACTCGGAGAACATGACCAAGTTAGCTGAAATGGTGGGGATGAACGCCACCATGCTGCGCAACAAGCTTAACCCAGAGCAACCGCACATTCTTACCAATGTAGAACTTGTGATGATCACGAAGGCGAGTGGCAACTTCACCATTCTTAACAGTCTTTTGCTTGGCCTCGGTGTCGTGACCGCACAAATCCCAAATGATGCGAGTGAAGAAACCTTCATTAAACGTGCGTTGGAAAATGCTATGCACTCCGGTGAGCTTTCCCGTATGGCGCTTGAACATGCAGGCAGTGATCGTCTAAGTCGTACCCACAAACACACCATTATTCAAAAAGCACAGGCAGGCATCAGCAATCTTGTGCTGCTTATCAACGATATCGAAAGCAAAACAAAAGGCGTTTCACCATTTTTAGCGATGAGTGTGGATTTTGTCGCTAACGGTGCCGCCATACCTGGACTTGCCTAACTCATTAACGAATAAAGGAAGTTTTACCATGATAAAGATTGAATTAAACACCCTTGAGGAAGCGATACACATCCATAACATCGCCGCTCTTAATGCTTACAAATATCAACAGAACCCTGTTAAAGGCCAAGAGTGTCAGCAAAACGCCAATATCCGTATTTGGAAAGATATTCGTGATCAAGCCATCAAGGATATCGAAAAATTTGCCGGAGCAAAGGAGACCGCCTAATGGAATATGTCGCTATTCGTCTGTTTGGTGATGGTGCAATGAAGCGCCATAAACACACCCAAGAATTAGAAACCACAACACTTGGAGACTTTGACTGTTTTGATGACGCGATCCATCAAGCTTGTGAACAGCTTAAGTGCAATCACGTTCGCCACGGTGTACTCAGCGAAGGCGAAGGGGCAGGCGGTTTTATCGTCGTGGATACACAGGAGTTTGTTGAGATATGAGTATTCGCAAAGGTTGGTTTCAACAAATCAAGCGTGGAGAAGAGCATTATCAATATGGAAAGCACCATCCCACGTATTACAACATTCTCGGACAAAAGTTTGGCAAGCTCACGGTTACTAAGCAAGACCCAGGGAAAGGAGTAGAGTGCCGTTGTGAATGCGGAAATACTCATATTGAAAAATATACCGTCGATCTTCGCAGAGGGTATCGCAAGAGCTGTGGAAAGTGCAATAACCTTAGCAGCCCAAATTTCAAGTTTGACGAAGATGCTCTTATTTTGAAGTGGGCTGGTATTAAATCGACTCAGGAGATTGCCAAGTTAGTTGAGCAGCTTGGATACAGAAAAGCTTCAATCAGCACAATCAAAAACAGAGTAAGGACGCTTAATCGCCATCGAGAGAAGAGTAACAAAATATCGTTGCGCAGAAAGGGGGAGCTCTACCCACATGCAAAGTGCTCAGATAACGATGTTGAATTATGTCGATGTCTTTATGACGAGGGACTCACGCCATCTCAGATTGCTGAAAAAATGGAAATGAATCGTTCTCATGTCAGTTCAATCGTTTATTACCATTCTCGCACAGAGCCTGCTTTTAGTCGGAGTTTCAGATGAGCACGAAAATATACATAAACCCATGCCATTTGCCTTGCCCTGATTTAGAGCATTACTCGTTGACCAAAGAAGATAAAGAGCGAGGCCTCATTCAGCTAGCAAAAGTACGCAAAGAGCTGGCCGCGAAAAGGGAGGCAACAGAAACGCTTCGAGAACGGCGCAAGAGATTGTGGCTTGAGAAGCTAAAACAAAAGTCTCTGCGCTTACCTAATCGAGTGATAACGCCTTACTAAACATAATGAAAAAACACAATCTCAACCTGAATAATCCTCTTAATCGACTCCCGAGCAATCTGCATCGGGAGTTGCTTTCTTATCTGGACAATCACAAAGGCACTTCTCAGCTTTCTTTTATTAATGGTGAATGGGTTCATGACGGAAAACTAACCCCAAGAGAAAGAGTTTTTGAGTTTGCATCATCTATGGCCAATAAGCTCAAGCTACCTTATGACATTCGAAACTATATCGATAAAGCATCAGCCAGCAGGTTAAAAAAGTATGGTTTTAAGCGTGCGGTAGATTTTATTGAAAAACGAAGCACTGCGGTTGCTGCAGCGTTTTCGGTCTTGCCTGAGCCGTGGTGGAAAGTCGATAGCGAAATTAAAATCGCTAAGCTGGCCATAGAAATGGCCGGGCGTTGTGGTAATCGAGTTAGGTTGGCATCTGATCATGGTATGTCGCCAATGGAGAGCATTGGGTTTATTAACGAGTTCACCGGGGCTTCTTTATGGCTTCCTCATTTTGCTTATGTTGAAAGTTCTGACCAGGCATATTCGATGATATGTCGACTGATGGATGAAGGATTTTGGCGTAGAGCTATCGGTCGCATTGTGGTAGCCGTATTTGAAAATGCTCGCCGGGCTGCAGGTATGGTTTCGCCACACAGCTCTCCTTATGCGTCCAATGCGGCTTGTGAGTGGTTAACCATTCGGCAGGACCGACAAAGAGAATGGATTGAGCTCATGGCCATTGAATCTGAAAATGGTGATGTGGTTGATCTTAAAACCGTCATTGATTCGTCCCAAAGTAACCCGGCTAATCGAAGACATGAACTGATGACTCGTATTGCAGGTTGTCAGGAATATGCAGAAAGCAATGATCATGTGGCGATTTTTGTCACTATGACGGCGCCCAGTCGTTTTCATCGACTTAAAAAGCACGGTAAATACTGGGTTGAAAATCCTAAATTTGATGGCGGTAATCCCAAAGATGCCCATGCTTGGTTAAGCAAAGGTTGGAACTTGTTTAGAGCCTGGGCAGATTATCGTGAATTGACTTATTACGGTATGAGGGTTGTTGAGCCTCATCAGGATGGAACACCGCACTGGCATGGTGTGTTTTTTATGCCTCTTGATCATGTACAAGCATTCATAGCAGGGCTTCAGGCGTATCAGTTTAGAGAAAATAGAGAGCTGTTCTTTGACGATGGTTCTCCAAGAACGAAAGCCATGAAGGCCCGGTTTGAGGCCAAGCTTATCGATAAGTCGGCAGGCGGTGCCGTGGCTTATCTGGCCAAATACATATCAAAGAACGTTGATGGTTATGCGCTTGAAGGTGAAACCGATCGAGACAACAAAAGAGCGAAGCTTCAAGAAACCGTTAAAAACGTGACCGCCTGGTCGCGTACATTTAGTTTTCGTCAATTCCAATTCCAGAAAACCCCACCTGTCACTATTTGGCGTGAGCTTCGCCGCATTGATGAAGAGCAAGAATACTGCTTATTTGAGAAAGCGAGAAGGGCGGCCGATCTTGGCTTTTTCTCCGCTTACATGGATTACATGGGCGGGCACCGACTTCGTTCATCTGAGCGCCCGCTCCGGTTGGTTAAAAAGGAAAGAGAAAACAAATATGGTGAAATCGTCAAGGTAACTGACGGGGTGCAAGGGTCCGGTTTGATGGTTTATACACGGGAAACGGAATGGAAACTCGTTAAGAAAGACTCCGACTTGTCGGAGGCTTCTGAAGGGAGCGGGAGCGACCGACCTTGGTCCAGTGGCAATAACTGTAGAATTTCACCCAAGAGCCAAAAAATCATCGATAAATTCTTCTTAGAAATGGAGTT